ACCCTGCAAGAGTGATTGTTAAATCACCTGTAGCTCTATAGCTAAAGGGTATTGAATAAGATGTTGTACTGTTATCGCCTGTATAACGTACAAAACTGTTTGCCATGTGTTATTTTCCTTAATATTTGGATTAGTTTTACTAAAAGAGCAGGTTTAGTCTATTTTAGTTAAGTAGGTTTTCTAAATAAGACGTTTTAGCTTCTTTAAATCTTTCTTTACTATATTTGTCTTGAAGTTCTATTCTTGTTTTAATATCAGGAAACTCATCAACCATTTTCCAATAGGCTACTTTTTCAACTTCACGAACTATTTTAGTAATCATCTGTGCTTTATAATCTACCGCATTAACAGTTCCAGTAGGAAGACTATAAAATTGACTTCTTTTATTTGCAATAAGTCTTTCCACTGTTTGTTGTAAATCATAAGTTTTTCCAGTGAATGTTTTAGGGTTCTTAACAATTCCACCTTTAGAATTAAATTTTACTTCAGTTTTAATCTCTAACCACCTATCGTAAGCAGTTTGGTTGTCATTGTTTCTAATATTTCTTAAATTTATACCAGTTGCTCTGTCTATTTTAGAAGGAGGTGCATAATTCCATTTTTTAACTGTATCAAGAAATTTAGCAGTTTCATTGTTTTGCCATTTTGTCATAGCAAAAGGTGTTGACCATAGACCAGTTGCTCCTCCTAGACCAAACAACCAACCTGTTTTTCTATTAATAGTTTGTCCAAACATGTTTCTATGTGGCATAACCCTGTCACCTATTCCTCTAGGGTCTGCTAATTTAAGTCTATCAATAAAATCATAAATATCTCTTTCCCATTCATCTGTTACTCTGTTTACATATTTTATACCACCAGACATAGGAATTAATTTATATGCAAATTGTGAACCTACTGAACCAACTGCTCTTGCAGGACTTCTTTCATTCATAAAATCATCTGAAGACATGAAGTTAAATAATTCAATTATATTTTTTGTATAAAATTTAGAAGTTAAATTTCTAGTTAATAATGTTACTCCTGCCATAGCGGCTTCTGTAAATTTCTTATCTACACTTGGTGGTAAATCATCAGTTTCTTCAACATAACTAGAATATGCTTCAAACAAATCTGCCATCATAAACATTGGTGTAAACAATGGGTCTAGTCTGTTTAAAGAAATATATCTACCATCTGCGGTTTTCCATGAGTAAGGTTGCCAACCAGTGTTTCTTTCTCTTTCTCTGTTAACTCTCCAATCTCTGCTACCGCCTCCTGTTAATTTTCCTGCCGCTACCAAACCAAATGCACTTCCCCAAAGAAGATAACCCATTTGTATTCTAGCGTTAGCTTCAGCCGCCGCTTCTGGGTTTAAGTATCTAGTTTGTACACTCTTTCCTAAAGAAAGTTTATCTACACCATCTCTAAAAGGTCTTGTTGTTTTACTTTTACTTAACAAGTTTGTAATTTTTTTAAATGTGGTTGTGTCTTTAGTTAAAGGTGGTGCATCAGCTTCCGCTAACATGTGTTTCATTTGGAATTGGTATCTACCGAGAAAAGGTAAATGTTGAAAATTCCATCTTAATAAGTTTGACGGTGTATTGATAAAGTGAAGACCTAATGCTCTACTCCATTTTGCTTTTCCAGTTTGTTGTAATATCCAACCAGTAATTCTAGCTTCTGATTTACCTGTTTCTGGGTTTATAGAATTAGCAGGGTTAGTGTAAGAACCTTCCCTAGCATAATGAAGAGGTGAATTTAATCTATCTTGAACAGTGTTTCCTATATCTATTGCTCTACCTGTTTTATTATCTATATAGTCTGCTTCTAATTCTGCTTTTTTTGCTTTATATTTTGCTCTAAATCCATCTCCTTTAAGGATAGAAAAATCTGGGCTTTCTTCTAATACTCTTGAATTAACAAGTGCCGCCATTCTACCTTTAAACATCATTGATTTAAGAAATTCATCACCTGCCGCTAAAACTCTCATTGGCAATGTCGTAGTAATTGCTATAGGGTCTACTACAGCTTTTTGAACAACTCTACCAACATCTCCCATAGGTTCGGTAAATAATTTACCCATTTCACTAATATATCTTTGAAGTTGTCCTTGCCTAATATTACTATCATGCTTCATGTGTGTACTATCAAGAATTGCTCTTCCTTCATAAAAAGATTTTCCTGCTCTTTTTAAAGCATGACCTGTGTAAGCAAATTGATATACAAAAGTTTGTAAGGCTTCTCTCATTATAACTCCTGCTCTTGCTTTATCGTGTGGAAGCATGTTAGCACCTCTCAATGCCATTGTTGCAGGTTTCCAAAATACTTGAGTTAAACCAGATATAATATTTAATATGTGTGTATCTGGTGAAGATAAAAGATTGTTATTAACATACTCAGATAACAAATCCCATTTATCCATATCTCTAGCTTTTTGGTGTGCGGCAATAATTTGTTCTCTATCTCCAAGTTTACCTACCGCCTTCCAATATTCTAATTCTTCTTCAAAAGTACCTGTAATTTTCTTTTTTAATGTAGGGTCTTCAGGGTCAACTAATAATTTTGCGGCTCTGTCTCCGTCAGCATTTATTTGATGGGCAACTTGCATTCGTCCTGAGTTAGCCGCACCTTTCTGTTTTCTTATAACATCTGTCTCTAAACCATCTCTTAATGCTCTTATTTCTTTAATAATGTCTAATTGTTCAGCAGGTGTTAAATCAACATTATTTAACTCATTACTTAGTGTACCTATCATATCAAACCTGCTTCTAATTTTGTCTCCTTGTGCCACAACAGTGGCGTGGGCTTTTACAAATGCTTCAGAGTTAGCCATATCATCAGCCATTTTTTCAAATTTTTTCCTATCTGCACCTAAAGCAACAGCGTCTTCCACCATTTGTTCTTTAGTTATTTTACCGTTTTCTAAATCTATTTTTGTTTTTTCTGTAATTTCTGCAATACTATTTTTAACAAAATTTTCATATCCACCTTTTTTTTGTTTAGTAGCATTAATAATTAATTTAGGTGGTTTATCATCTGCACCAATTCTATCTTTTATTAATTGTTTAATATATTCTTTAGTAGTTTTTGGGGGTTGTTTATTTTTAGGAGCATTTATGTCAGCTTTGCTTGACTTGCTAGTGATAGTTAAATCATCAAATAGTTTAGCACCAGTTGTGGTACTCTTACCATAATTATGTATGTCGGTTAAATTTTTTATAGATTTTCGTGCAAGACTACTGTTAGTTAGTTTAAACGCACCACCTGAAAATCCTGCACCAAACACTGTGCCAAATCCAAATCCTGCAAATGTACTAATGCCTGATTGTTTTAAACTAAATTCATCTTGTATACCTGCGTTGATGGAAGTATTTTGTAACATAATATCTTGTCCACCTGCTATAACGGCATTAACAGCACCTTCGTTTAATGCTCCTTTTTTCATAGCTTGACCTATAGCGGCTTTTTGTGCTTCATTAGCGGCGGCTTTTATAGTAGCTTCTGATAACTCTCCTGCCATTTTATTTTTAATAGCGGCTCTTAATGCAATAGAATACGCTTGTTTTGCGGCTTGTCCACCTACACCAACACCTATTAAATTTACAGGGTCAGCTATCATAGCTCCTCCATTATCAATTAACCATGCACCAAAAGTTCTATTTGGGTCATTCCAAAATGAAGGCAATGATTTATATGTTTGTGCAATGTACGCAAATTCTTGTATTCTTGTTTCATCATCTTCACCCATGACATTAGCCATGTCCATACCCATAGAAACTGTGTTGTTGTTTCTCCAAGACCTGTCTTCATAAAAATAATCAAGTAAATCTACATGAGACATAGTTTTAAATTTATCGTCTGCTTCTCTGTATGAATAATAACTTTTTAAAGTGTTGTAAAAATTTTCTGATTGTATTTCTTCTAGGGCTTGTTGCCCAGTGTTAGGTTTTTTTAAATCCCCAACATACGTACTTGATGTTATTGTATTGTCATTTCCTGTAGAAAATGTAGCCATTAATTTCCTCCGTTAGTTACTAGACTTTTTAAAGCCATATCAATTTGTTCAATAGAAATTAATCCACCTAATGCTTCAGCAATGTTTTGTTTCATTGCATCAAAATCTTGTTGCTCCATTGCTGTGATAGCTTCTTGTGTTATTGGCAGACCTTTAAACATTTTTTTCATTTCAGGGACAATGTTTTTATCAATATATTGCTGTTTGTCTGTGCTATCTAAATCAAAAAAGTCTGTATCACTGAAGAAAATACCGTCATCAAAACCACTTGCAACTTTATCTCTTAATGCGGCAATTTCTAATTCATTAGTTTCAAGAAAATCTTTTAATGACGTTTGTAAATTAGTAACACCTGTTTCTTCATAAAGTTTTTGTTTTACTAGTCTTTCTCTTTCTTGTTCCAATATTTCTAATTCGTATTCAGGCATAGATTTCATAACAGGGTTTACACCAAAATCAGTGCTATAATATTTAATAACAGTATCCCCTAATTTTTGTAAAAATGCGTCTCTATCTGGGTCTGTAATTGTACCGTTTTTAGAAGTGTCCCAATTATTTTCAAAATTAAATATTTCTCTTTTCATGTAGTTATGTGCATTCCTGATGGCTTGATTGCCATTATCTTTAAGCACTCCCATTTGATTTGTAAAATTGCCTTTAACAGCTTTTTCAATATACCCAATACCGTTTTTATATATTGAATTAGTTTCGTGAATGTTTCCTCTGTTCTTGTTAAAATCTTTTTCCCATTTGTCAAACAACACTAAAGTTGAAGATAAAAGTTTGGGGTCTAAATTTAATTGATTTATAGCGTCAGCTATCTCTTCTTGATTTTCATAAATACCGTCAAAAATATCAGATACTAATTGGTCATAAACAGCAGGGTCAGTGTCAATAAATCTATTATTATCTAACATGTTATCAAAATTTTGTAAAAATGCAGGTACACCTAATTTTTCAAATTCATCTCTAATTTCCATTAATTCAGAATAGTTTTTATCTCTCATAGGCATGTCAGCACCTTTCATATCAGCAGTAGAACTTTCTACTTGTACTTTTTCAAATACAGAGGCATACAAATCTTTAACATTCTCTTTTTCTTGATATGACGCTTCTTGTCTATCATTAATAACTAATGCTCTTCGTTTTTTTTCTAATGCTTCTCTAATAGCTAAAACTTCTTTTGATTTTCTCGATAAAAGAGTGCCAATAGCTGTTCCATTTTTTGTATAACCTAAATTAGTGTTTAATAAAATGTCAGCTCTATCTAAATCTGCTTCTGTTTTAGCACTCGATATAATATCTATGGCACTTCTTTTAACAACAGATAAAGTTTCTGCATTTGTATATAGTAATGTTGACATTGTGCCGTCTCTTGAGGGCATCTCTATTTGTAAACTTTCTAAAAAATCTGGTAAATCTTTTTTTAATGTGTCTATAGGAATGTCAGACAATAAACCTGTACCTTCCATAACTTTTTTTTCAGAGTTCCATTCACCTCTAGCGTCTGCATCTGCAATGGCATCTTTAGATTTAAATTTATTAAAATGTGTAGTGAAACCTAATAAAGTAGCACTATCCATTGCTTTTGTATCTGGCATATATTGCTTATAAAACATGTCAAGATTTGTACTTTCATCTCTAATATCATACTGGTTATCTTTTTTGCCTTGTATAATAGCTGTAATTACTTCATGTGCTTTAACTTTTCCTGCATGATAATTTGTAGTAGCATCAATGTATTTACCAGTTAACTCTGGGTGGTCTCCTTTAATAATCTCTGCTTGTATAGTTTCAAAAGATTTACCTGTTGCATACATCTCGTCTATCTTTGCAATAGCCGTATCTTTTTTTCTATCAATTCTTAATTCCTCTGCTTTACCAATTTTGTAACCTGCGTTAGTTAAAGATTTAGCTAAACCATCTACACTACTGCCTGATGATACGTACCCTGCACTACCTGCACCATAGTATTTGTTAGTGCCTTGTCTTTTATATTCAGCCATTAATTATCCTTTTTTGGGTCTGCGTTAGTTTGACTTCGTTGATAACCATCATAAGATGAACTAGCTATGTCTAGCATTAGCCCTGCTCTTGATGGTTCTGTAGGTGGTTTTAAACTGTTATAAGTTTTTGTCATGTTAGCGTATGCTTCTGTTTTCTGATTAGAAAATAATTGCATATCTTTATCATAACCACTTGTAATTTCATTCCAGTCTTCATCATATAACGCACCAATAGATTGAACTATTTTTGTATTGTTTGCGTTACCTAAATTTATTTTTTGTGCAATCTCTCCATCTCTTGTTGCTTTAGTTTTAAGTTCAGCTTTTGCTTTCTCCATGTCAGCATTAACTTTCTCTTGGTCAATTTTGTTAAGGTCGTGTAAATATCCTCTATCGGCATTTCGTCTTGTAGTTTCTTGGTCTCTTCTAATAGCTTTGTTGTCAGCCTTTTTTTGTTGATATGACTGAACTGCTCCTGCTACTGCCAGTGCCGATTGAATATCACACATTAATTATTTACCTCTTTTATCATTAATAAAAATGGCATCTTACCGACACCAAAGTCTCCTATTTTTTCTTTAGGTTCAAATCCTAAGAATTGTAACCATTTTAAACTTTTCCAATTTCTTTCATCTACAAAATTATAGACGTACTCATAACCTTCACTCATCTCTGCTACCCATTTAGGACACTCTTTAATAAACTGTTTAATGTGTCTAAATAAATGTTCACTAGATAATAACCAAACTACACCGTAGTCTTTTTCATTAGTAGGAGTAGACCCAAACATTCCAATTACACCTTCTGACTTTGTACCTATAATAGAATAAATCTTTGCACCTTTTTGTGTAAAAGGTATAACTAAACTTTCTAATGGTGTTGAACCATTTGAAGCCATAATTTCTTTTCTATCTCCTATTCTCATTTTAGGAGCTAACTCTAAAGCATCTTTTAATTCTGCTTTTCTTACGTAATTTTCTTTCATTAAATTCTTCTTGCTCTGTTGTGATAATAACCTTCAACCTCTGCACCTGAAATATACATAGGTAAGTGTGATGAAGATTTTATATCTAAAGTAAATTCTGAATTTTGTGATTGAACTGGTACTCTTAAAGTTCCTGTTGCAATAGCAGGTTGTCCAATGATACTTGTTGCAGTACCAATGATATAACCATTCATAATACTTGTAGATTTATCTCTGTTTGTAGGAGTAACTTCCACTTGGAAGAACCCACTGTTTTCAAAATTAAAAGATATATTTCTTATTTGGTATCTACCTGAAGTAACAGCTACTAATCCTCTTCCAGTATTCTCTCTGACATATTGAGGTGATAGTGTGTATTTACTTTCATAAGGCACACCAATATATAAATCTGTGTGGTCTCCAACGATTGTATACGTAGAACCTGCTGTGTTTGTAGCTGTGTAATTGTTACCGTTATTTCTATCTACAGCTATTAAACCAGTTTTAGCACCATAAGGTGACGTGAATGTTGTTAAGCCAGTACCACTTGCGTATGTACCTGTCACTGACGTTTTCAAATCAATATAAACACCATGTCCTATAGTGGCATCTTTTAAATTTCTTAAATCTATTTTAACTAATTTTGTAGTAGTCCCTTCAGAAATTACTACATAGATAAAACTTTCTAAAGACATAGCACCTATAATTTTAGCACCTGTAAATGTCCATTTAGACCAAGCGTTTTGTACTTTCTCGCCACCATCAAAGAAATACTTATAGATGTACATAGTGTCTGCATCTGTAGAAGACGCAGTGCCACTGAAAGGTGCTGTTTGAGTATCACCTGTAGCTGAAGTTAAAAATATTAATGTATCTTCTGTTGTATTAGATACAATTTGATAACAGTTACTTGGTATTAAGTTTCCTACTGAAACAGTAATATCCATACCATCATTTGTTAATGTGTCATCATCAGCAAAGTATTCTCTTATTGCTGTACCTGAAGTTCTTGCTTGTGCAAAGTAAGCAAACTTACCTGCTGATACTGGAGTAACTTTATCATCATGTTCAAATGAAGATACTTCATTAAGTATAGCTGTAGTAGGTGAAATACTTTCCCCAGAACTATCTAATTTGTATTGTGCTGTATCAGAAAATAATAATAAACTTTCATTAAATCCTACAGAGTTTTTAAGTGTGTTAACTTGTGTACCACTAGCCGCTATATCAATAGGGTCAGTGTCTAAAACTTGTGTAGAAGTTGTTGCAAAGTAATTAAAGAAAGAAGCATTTTCTGTTAATACTAAATTCTCTCCTGATAAAATACCTAATCTATTTTTGTAATAGGTTAAGTTATTAATTTTTTTACCAATAAATGTTGGGTTAGGGTTACTATCTGCATCACCACACACTCTGTCAGTCCATGTTAATTCTTGAAATGTAAATGTACCGTCATTATTGTTAATCAATGCGTGAGGCATTGTAGAGTTTGTAACTCCTAGTGATGTTGCAGGTGCTAGTGTCTCATTCCATACACCTGATTTACCTGAAAATTTTACATAGTAATCTGATAGTTCATCACCTTCTTCACCAGTTACTTTCATAATTACACCAGTCTTTGCGTAGAAAGGTAATTTACTAAAATCTTGTATCTCATCTCTGATTGCATACATGGCTGTATTACCAGAACCATCTGAAGTAGTTATAGTATAAGCCGCATTACCATCAGTAGGTTTTCCATAAATTACACTGTCAAACTCTTCAAATGTAAAATGAGAAGTAAAACCAGAATAATTAGATAATCCTTGTGATGTAGATACCGAAGCTCCTGTGTCAGTTCTTCTAACATTGAAACCAATACCATTTGCAGCACTATCCCAATGTGTACTTGAAGTACCTTTTAAAAGTATGTCTGTAATTTTATTAGTATCTCTAAATTTTGAATCTGTAGCCGCATCATTACCAGTAGGTAATTGAAAGATGACTTCTAGCTCTTGTGCCATTGAAGGGTGTTTCAATGCTACTTTATATTCTCTACCGTAGTTTGTTAATTTACAAACAACTAAAAACTCTTCTACTTTAGCCGCAGACGTAGTGCTGTCTGCTGTAACTGTTGTATTTGTATTAGCAATGAAAGTGTAATCTGCAACATTAACTAATTTAAAATTCTCTCTAGGATTAGTTGAAGTTAAATAACTTGAACCACTTGCAATAGTAACTGTTTTTTCATTACCTGCTAAATCAAATACTTTAATACCACCGTTGAATAAAACCACAATGTACTGATTAGTAGCGTCTCTTTGTATAGACCAAAATTTTGTTTTATTAGAATAAATATTAGAACTATCCAATGTTGCTATATAATCTAAAGGTGGTCTTTTAGCTAAACCATCAACTAAACCATTTTGTAAATTTATTTGGTCTTCTCCCTGATTGATACCTCTTTGAGTGGGTGTCTGTTGGGACATACCATTCAAGAAATTAGGAATTGATTGCGATACTACGCTTCCCATTAGTAAGTCCTACGAGGTGTTCTATTAATTATAGAAAATGTATTGCTGTCACCTTTAAGAATATTAACGTCAGCCTCTTGGCTATCTGCTTGATGAAATGCCATTAGAGCTTCATTCTCATCTTGACCTATTAATTGAGTAATTTCTTTATCACCTATAAATCTTGAAGCAAATCTTCTTGCCGCTTTCATTGTAATATATTGTCTAGCGTATTCAGGACAGTGTTCCAGTTGTTGTACTAGAACCAAATCAACACTTGCAGGTGCTGAAGTAAAGATGTCTGTGTGATTATCCATATCATATAAATAGCCGTTTCTAATTGTGTAATTTAAATATCTGTAAGAGGGGTTTGCGTCTGCTTTAACGCAGTTTGAAGGAAGGGGTACTTTACCATCACTGTCGATTGATAAAGATTTATAATTTATATGTGTGTTGAAATTCCACCCTTGAGATTGAATGGACATTGAAGTTTCGTTAAGAATATTTATAGCTGTTGATACATCTACTGTAGTAGTTCCTGTAATTGAGTTAACAGGTGCTTCTCCAATCGTACTCAACATAATGTTGACCGACTGTAATTCTGTAGTAGGTGTAATTTGTGTTGCCATATATCCTTTAAGTTAAATTTTGTGTGAGTACACAGGGCGGATTGTCTGTGTTAATCTCCGCCCTGTATAAGTTAAGAAGTATTATGCTTCTTTGATACCTACTGCCGCTTCTGGTCTTAACACACCGTGTCCCATTGCGTATTTAGCTACCATCAAAGTACCTTGTCTTCTGATGTCGTACTCTTTTTCAACAGCTAAATCCATTAGCTTAACAGTTCCTACTGCTGAAGGGTGAGATACAAGTGCAACATAGTTAGTCAAGTTAACTGCTTGAGGAGTTGTTCCAATAGCCGCACCTGCATCAACTCCTGAAGTAACGTCAGAAGCTACAAAGTGAGCTACAGGTACTAATTCAATCCCTGCAATTTTAACTACTCTACCTGAAGCAACACCACCGTTAGCTCCACCACTGAAGTCAACATTGACTGCATTTGTAGCGTTTGCTAGTTTGTAGTATTCTTCCAATCTGATGAAGCATTTTCTGCCTTCAGATGGTACGTAGTTTGCATCTAATTGTTTAGCCGCACCAAATAGTGCATCAATCATAGCGTTAGCCGCAGTTGCGTCTGTTGCTGAAGCGATACCAGTATTAGTGATAGTTGCTCCTGCACCATATCCACTGTCAGATACGTTAGCTGATGCTAATGATGCTTGACCAATAGTTTGTAAGATGTGCTTATCTTTAGTAAATGCTAAAGCTCTTCCGATTTCAGAAGAGTAAGCTGACCTTACGTCCCAGTGGTTTTTAGCTTCTTCGATATTCGATAAGAATACTGAAGATGTTAGAAGGTCATTAATTGTAATAACCTTTTCGTTGTGGTTTACGTCAGAACCGTTGATTTCTGCTCCTGCTGTATGGTATGAAGCGGCTACTCTACCCATTACTGGGAAAGTTGCTGATTTTCCAGAAGATATACTTCTAGTCATATCTGCACCTGCTGTTTTTGAAGCTCTATCAAATGAAGTAATTACTTCACCTGCGAATACTTTTAAAAACAATGCGTCTTCAGAACCACTTGCATTTACTCTTCCAACTGATACTGGAGTTGCGTTTGCCATAGTGTTTTCCTTTTGTTATTTATTGTTTATTAAAAGCCTCTTCAATTCAGTTATTTAGTCAAGATTGTCCTCCGCAGAGGGTCAAGTTATTTGGCTAATTAAAGTTGGCAGTTGCCACACATAAGTGTTGCACAACTATTTTTTATGTCGTCTTTTTCTTTTTAGGAAATCCTGCTTTCATATTTTTATATGCTTTAGCGGATACCGTACTTTTACTTTTTGGTCTTGATGTACCAGATTTTTTTCTAGCGTTCATATTTCTATAAAGGCTCATATTATAACTCCGATTTACTTAGTTTTTCTTTTACTGTTGCTTGGTAAGCAGGGTCATTTGCATACCTCTCATCTCCCATAGCTCTTGTAACTTCAGCCCAAGACTTATAACCATCTTGACCTGACACTGTAGCTTTGCCTTCTACAAGGTTAGGCTCATTACCATTAGCTCCATCAAATTTAGCTTTTAAACCTGCTATTGCTAACTTTGCAGTTTCTACATCTTTAGAATTAACTGCTGTATTGTAAGCTGTCTTCTCTGCGTCAGTCATATTGTCTGCCGCCCAGTTAGACATTTCATTGTAAGCCTCATTGCCACCTACTATTTCTTTTAATGAACTAGCTTGTTGGTCTGCAACTGCTTTTTGACCTTCGATAAACTGGTTTACATATTCTTTAGGTATACCTGCTTTTTCTAAAGCCTCGTATGATTTAGCATCTAATTCACCTTTTTCAGCATATTCAGAAGACAGTTTTTCCATGTTAAGCCCTGCACTCTCAACTGCTTTTTCAGCAATATCTAAATCATTTTTTGTTTCTTCTTTAGGAGCATCTGTTTTAGGTGCTTCCGTATTGTCACCAAGTTTCTTTTCTAATTCCTGATATGACTTTGCTAAATCTTCAACGCTGTTGAATTTTTCAGGTAAGCCTTCAGGTTTACTTTGTGTAACATTTTCTTCTACAGGTTTTTCACTTGTAGTTTCTGGTTGTTTTATCTCTACTGTTTCTACCATTGTTTCCTTTTATTATTGTGGCTTAGTAAGATTACCTGCAACTTGAGGGATAGCTTTTTCAGCCATCTGCATCATTTGTTGTTGCTGTGCTTGTTCTTCTTGTGCCGCTTGTTCTTCCGCTAGTTGTTCTTGAGATTTTAATAAACCGTCAGTATCAATACCAAGACCGATAGCTATACGTTTAATTAAATCATCTGGGTTTAATGCCTGAACAACTTGTGGATTTATTTGTGCTAAGTTTCCTATCTCTGCAACAAATTCTCTTAATTTTTGTAAATCGTTTCCTCTACCCAATGCTTCAATACCAGTAATAATAGTAGGCTTAACTGTGCCTTTAGGTAATGTTGGAATTTCTTTAGCTGTTTCCATTCTTTTCATTAGTATAGAAACTAACGGTAGCTGAAACTCTTGTGATAATAGTGAATATATACCACCCATAGCAGTCTCTAATTGTTCTGCCATGTATCTAATCTCTTGTGCAGTTACTCTTTCTGCATCTCTTTGTATTGCTGTGTGTAGTAAGAAAGCATAAGACATTCTCTCTTCTAATTTAGCAATAGATTGCTGTACTACTTGTAAATCATATTGTTTCTGTGCCTGTAATACGGTTACATCTTCTGCACTTCCAGTAATAATGTCACCATTTCTAGTCATAGCTAAATCTTTTTTTCTAGTAACAGCATTAGGTCTAACCATAAATACTACTTTAGATGAAGCCGCCGCACTTTCTACAAGTGCTTGAGATAAACCTTCTAATGATTTTAAATCACCAATAAATTCTTCTACGTAACTTCTTCCATAATCTTCATTGTCAACTCTTACCATTCTTAATGCTTGATAAGGCATTCTTTCATTTTTAAATGTACCAATACTTTCAGGTATTTTAATTCCGTTTACTTCTTGGCAAACATAAAACTCATTGTCATTTAATTTATAAACATGAGTGTATAATTCTATTTCTTCATCAGATTTATAATCAGGGTCAGCAATTACTTGTGCTGATACTTCTTTACCTAAAGATAAAATACTTGCTTTCTCTTTAATAATTATTTCTAAAATATTTCCTGAAGCATCTCTTCTAACTACATACTGTGATAAAGGAAATACTCTCATGCTTCCTTTTTTAGGTAGGTAAGTTAATACATTACCACCAACAATAAGATGTTTTAATGCTTCATAAACTGAAACTCTTAATGCAAGTTGTTCTATTTTACTTGATACTTCTTTTTCAATAACAGACAAAGATTTCTCAATGTCAGTCTTCATGTCTTTATTTTCTTCCAGTTCTTTTTTAGCTTCACCTGCTATTTGTAGTCTAAAAAATGGGGAGTTTGGTGGAAGCAAAAGTAAAAGAAGTTTACTTGCTAGGTTGTTGACGCCTCTTGCACCAACTGATTGGAATGGAGTGTATAGCTCACTTGAAGAAGTAAAGCCATCTGGTTTTATTAAAGAAGGAATAGTTAGTTCACTACACTCTTCTGCTCTGTCTAAATAATGTTCTCTCTCTGACTGAAGTTTAAGGTATCGTTCTTTAGCTGTATGTTGCTTTTGTAAACTACCTGCATATTCCATTTATTATAGACTTGAGTTAGTAGCAATGTTAAGACCTGAAGAAGTATTTAAAGCAGACGTACCTGATTTTTTAACTTTCTTCTTTTTAATGTCTAAATCTGCATCATTAGCTTTAACCAATTCAGGAGATAAATCCTGTGCTTGGTCTGCTCTAACTGGTGTTGGTTGTATTGGTGCTGAAGGAGCTTTTGGTGAACCACACATTATTGTTCTGACCTTTCTTTGAGAGTGTTAATAAAGTTTACTACGTCTCTCTGACCTGCTTTAAAATAGATAGTCTTAGTATCATCTTGCAAGTTAGGAGACTTTTCAGGGTAGACTTTGTTTAATAATTTAATTAAATCGTCCACCTTCAATGGTAAAACCACATCATCTGTTAAGTTTTTCATCTAAAAGAGCAGGTTTAGTCCCACAGACTGCCAGTCACAGTCCCTTTATTATATTCGGTGGCTCTATTCTCAAAAAAGTTTGCATGTTCTACGCCATTTAATACCCAATCTAACCAAGATAGAGGGTTTTCTTTGACACCAAAGTTAGGCTTTAAAGATAGCTGAAGCAATCTTCTATCAGCTATGTATCTAATATACTGTTTAACTTCATCAGCTTTAAGTCCTCTAATACCGCCTTGTGCAAAAGCTAAATCAATAAACTTATCTTCTAAATCAACCATGTCTCTAGCTGTTTGATAGATACTTGCTTTAAATTTTTCAGTCCAAATATTTGGGTTCTCTTTAATTAAAGCATGAAATATTTTAATCATACTTTCAACGTGGTGTGTCTCATCTCTAATAGACCAAGTAACTATCTGACACATTCCCTTCATACGTCCATATCTTTGAAAGTTAAGTAACATTACGAATGAAGCGAACAACTGTAAACCTTCTCCAAATGCAGAAAAACATGCTATCTCTCTAGCCAGTCCCTCTATACCTGTTCCTTTACTTTGAAATAGATAAGTATGTTTATCAGACATCTCTTTATATTCTTGAAATGCTTTGTATTCCTTATCAGGTAATCCAATAGTATCATTCAATAAAGAATAACTGTGTGCATGATTAGCTTCTGAAGTAGCTATAGCTGATAACATCATTCTAATTTCAGGTGGTTTAAATTTAGGAATGTATTTATCTAAATATGCTTGTGCAATATCGACATCACCTTGAGTAAAGAATTTTAATATTTGTCCTATTAAGTTTTTTTCTTCTGCTGATAATCTTTCATTCCAGTCTCTTACATCTTCATGTAATGGTACTTCACTAGGTAGCCAGTGCATTTTTTGTTGCATGTCGTAACTTGCAAATGCCCAATCGTATTCAAAGGGTTTGTAGTATGCTCTTGTTTTAAATAAACTCATCTTAGTAACTCTATCCCTTCTATTATGATTAATATTAATAACTCTACTGCTAGGACAGTATGATAAACCGTCCATAGCACTGTTTGTTTTTGTTGTTTTATTTTTCTTGTTTTCTTTTTAAAACCAAAAGATTTAATTGGTGGGTAATTCATTTCTGTCCCCTTTTAGTTCTATCTCCATACAATTTTTGCCATGACCAACTGGTTAAATAAGTTGAGTAATGATAAATTATTTTTAATATACATATCTTCATTATTCACACGCCAAGCAATCTGCTTCTGGTATGATTGTCCTTTCTACTTTTTTTGATACTAACTCTGCACGTTTGATTGCTTCGCTTCTGCAATAGTACAAAGTTTTTAATTTCTTTTTCCATGCTAACATGTGAGTGTCATGCAATTCTTTAATGTTTACATCAGCAGGGACGAAAAGATTTACTGACTGTCCTTGACAAATATATTTCTGCCTGTCAGCCGCATGTTCTATTATCCATTGTTGATTTATTTCAATACCAGTTTTAAAAACATCTTTTTCATAGTCTGATAACTCTTTAAGATGTAAGACACTGCCTCTTTGCGAGACAATGGACGACCATATAGCATCATTGTTTATCCCTTTCTTTTCTAATAGTTTTTCTAAATATTTATTCTTAACTAAGAATGAACCAGACATAGTTTTTTGCACATAAGCATTGGCTCTATAAGGTTCTATTGAAGGTGAAGTAGTCCCACAAATAATAGATGATGAAGCGTTAGGTGCAACAGCTAATAAGTGTGCATTACGCATACCAGTGCCTTCCATGTCAGGAGCTTCTCCTCTTTTAACTGCAAGTCTTTTACTTTCTTCTACTGCTTCTTCTTTAATACTTTTAAACATTTTCATATTTAAAGATTTAGCTAACGCACTTTCAAAAGCTATGTTCTTAGATTGTAAATAAGCATGAAAACCCATTGCTCCTAATCCAATACTTCTTTCTTGTGCCGCACTAAACTTTGCTCTGAACACACTGTCAGGTGCATTCTCTATAAAGTAAGTTAAAGCGTTGTCTAAAAATCTAACTAAATCAGGTATGAATAATTTATCATTCTTCCATTCATCATACTTTTCTAAATTAACAGAAGACAAACAACACACTGCTGTTCTATCTTCGTTAGTAGGTAAAGTAATTTCAGTACATAAGTTTGAGTGATGTACTTTTAATCCTAATTTCTTTTGTGTTTCAGGCAATGCTTCATTGATAGTATCTATGAAAGAAACATAAGGCTCACCAGTAGCTACTCTATTTTCTAATAGTTTTTGCCACAACTCTCTAGCTGATACTGTACGCACTACTTCTTTTGTATGTGGGTCAATCAAGTTCCAACTGTCATCATACGTAGGTTCAGCTACACACTTTTCAACCAAGTGCATAAAATCATCTGAAATATTTATTGCATGGTGAAGGTTAAGACATTTTCTATGTATGTCTCCTCCACTAGGTTTTCTCATTTCTAAAAATTCCATTATCTCTGGGTGAGACATATCCATGTAAGCCGCATAACTACCACGCCTTGTTTTACCTTGAGAGAATGCAAGTATCTCACTGTCAACTACATGTAAAAATGGAATTGAACCTGATGATTGTGAACCACCTGAAGTGCTTGTACCATCTGAACGTACGTGTCCCCAGTAGCCACCTATGCCACCACCAATAGAAGCTAACCAAGCGTTCTCTGTGTAGTGTCCTGTTAATCCTTCTCTACTATCTCCTACATAATTTAGAAAACAAGAAATAGGCATACCTCTGTTTGCTCCACCATTAGATAAAATAGGTGTAGAATACATGAACCATAATTTAGAAGCGTAATCATATATACGCTGTGCCATCTCATCATTATCAGAGAATGCTTTAGCGGCTCTCATAAATCCATCTTGCGGTGAGTTCTCGTTAGGTAGTAAGTACCTATCTTTTAAAGTTGTCTTACCAAAGTCAGTAAGTAGTTCGTCTCTTTCGTAATTAATCATCTTTGCTTTCTGTTACTGTGGGTTTGGCTTCTTTATCAATAATAAAATCTATGTATTGTTTGGCTTTCTTTAAATCTTGAATGCCGTTCTTATGTCTCCAACGAGTTATGTACTTCACAACATTGCCCTCGCAGTAAGAGAGTTTGTTTTTAACAATGTAATCTATGGGTTCGATACCGCCTTGATTATAGTGTACTGGTTTACTTATATCGTCCATAGTTTTACCTCCCCTGTTTTCTTATTGTATTCTCCATGTCTTAAAATGTGTGCGACCCTAGCTTGTTGTAAGGCTTCTTTTTCTGTGTAACCTTTTTCTTTGTAGATACCTTTGACCACTCCCCACAAATCTTTGAGTGTGCAGTTGGTATATTTAAGAAGTAGTTTCTCTGCTGTTTTAATTCCAACACCTTCAATTCCATCATAGCCATCTGTCTTGTCACCCATGATTGCCTGTATCATAAAATTATAGTTAGCTAACTTCTCAGGTATTTGTTCAAAGTTACTGCCGTCTTGTGAAAGATTACATGGGATTGTTTTCATATCTTTATCTATACTAACTAATATTCTTTCTTCATTTAGTGCAGGTTCAGTTGCCATAATACCCATAACATCATCAGCTTCTAAGTTAGCCCAGACAACACCATTATGTTTTTTCATAATGTGTTCTCGCATAGCTCCTAGAACTATTGGTTTACGTTTTTCTTTTCTGTTTGATTTGTATGTAGGAAGAACATCTTTTCTAAAATTATTCTTATCTGTTAATGCCACAACATAATCGTCTGCTGACAAATTAGAACCTAAGTCATCTATCACTGCGTCTAACTGTTGAATACAACTGTTCTCATCAGCATGTAATGTCCATAGTCCATCACCCCAGTTGATTGGTCTCTCATTGTTAGTAGCTATTTGATAAGCAAGTATATCGCCATCAATTACTAATACTCTTTTCTTTTTGTATCTATCACTCATTTTACTATCCTTTGTTGCATAGATTTGCTTAAATTTTTTGGTAAAAATATTTCGGCTAACGGCACAAGAACAAACTTGCTTCTCCAACCATCACCACCATTCTTTAATGTTTTGATATATTTTTTAGCCAACCTTTTGATTGTTGCTGTATCAAATATCATTCTACAATAATCTTTGTCACCATCTGCCAGTATATGACACCAGTAATCAGACGTTGTAGCCATGACACCTGAAGGTTTACCGTTACATTCTATCTCTATTGCAATGTTACCTGTTTTAAACCACCAGTCTCTTTCTGTTTTAACTTCTATCTTGGTTTTATCTTTATCTAAGATAGATGCTAAACGCTTCTCTCTTTCCTGACCATATTTTAGGTCAAGGTCAAATTTTTTATTATACATTAGTGTGTTCCACTCCAATTAGTTGATATTTTATATTCGCCTGTTAGCGGCACTCTTAATTGGTAGTGTTCACCTGCACGTTTAATACATTCTACTGCTATCTTTCCAATATCTTCAGCGTCTTGTTCTTCACACTCAACTTGTATTTCATCATGTACCCATACAACTTGTTGTGCGTTCTTAAATTTCTTAACTTCTTTATTAAATTCGACTAACCATTTTTTTGAAACAATACTTCCTGCCGATTGTAAAAGTGTATTTAAACTTGAATAGCTATTACGAACTTTAATTTCTCTTTTATCTAAACCTTTAATGAAACCACGTTCAGCCGCAGACTGCACGCCTTCAATAAGTTTTGCTAATGCAGGTAAGTTATTTAAAAATCTTTTCTTAATCTTTCCTGCTTCTTTAAATGGTTTGTTTATTACTTCAGCTACACGTTTTACTGAGCCGCCGTAGAGTAGACAATAGTAGAAACGCTTTGCAAGGTCTCTGCTTTCTAACCCTGCTAATGTTTGTGTCTCTGTGTGTATGTCACCTTCAAGTACAATTTTAGTGTAAGCACCATTGTCAAACTTAGACATAAAATGACATAACATTCTAACTTCAAGACCTGATATATCTATACCAACTAATCGTTTACCTTCAGGTACTGTAAATAATTCTCTACATTCTTTACCATAAGGTGCAGACGTACTTGGTACTTGTCCTAAATTAGGAAATGAATGACTTGCTCTTGATGTGACACAAGAATTAGTATTACAAGTGCCATGAATTTTACCATTACGTTCATGCTTTAACCAAGCCTGTGAACCATTTGCTATTTGTGCAATTCTTTTGTTTAATAAAAAGTGTTCACATAATATTTTAGCTTCAGGGTATGGAAGTTTAGATAATATACTGTCATCTAATTTAGCTTTACCATCACTGGTAAATTCTTGTGCGTCCCAATTATATTTATCTTTTAATCTTTGTGCTACATGGTGTCTGCTTGATGGATTAAATACAGTTACACTATCTTTTAATCTCTTACCTGTTTTTGTAGACCATCTTTCAGCTACTATAGGTTCAAACACACCTTGTAATTCTTCAGCTAACTCAGCTTGTCTTGCTTTTAATTTAATAGATAATGTTTCAGCTTTTTCTCTATCAAAAGTAAAACCATGTTGTTCTTGTTTAAATATTAAAGAGGCTACTTCATGCTCTAAGTCCATAGCTTCTTGGGAGTAACCTTTTTCTTCTAAGACTTTATATAATTTGTAAGTAACTTCTGTATCTTGAATACAATACTCAAGCATTTCAGGTGTAAATGTCTGCCAATCGGTATCTATCTGTTCTTTGTACTCACCTATTCTATTACCCCATGCTTTTAATGAGTGCTTACCTATGCAATCTTTTGGAAAATCTTTTCTTGAAAAATCATTATCTTTAATGTCACTATATACTAATCTTGTACCCACTAATGTGTCGAAAATTTTACCCCTAAATGTAGCGGAATATAATTTCTCTAATACAGGAATATCAAACTTAATAATGTTATGACCTATGATTAACTCTGCGTCTTCTAAAAGTTTAATAGCGTCTTCGTTACTAGGTGTAAGTATTTCACCTGTGTCGATATTCTTTAAGACAATGCAATGTACTTTGTCACATACATTAAGGAAGCCATTGGTTTCTATATCAAAGATAAAAGAACTCAAAGTTTTACCTTCTTAATTTTTAATACATTGACAGTAGGCATAGTAGTTACGTTACCTACGTCACCCAATGTACCATCATCATTAAAATTTACATCTGAAGCTAATACATGGACATCTTTGTCAGCTTTAAGTAACCAACCATTTGAAATACAAATAGTTACTTTACTATTAACTGCGTCCTTTAAAGAAACCCATTCAGCCGAACCATTTATATCTTTCCAATATAAAGAAACGAATTGTGCGTTTAATATCTTTTTATTTATTGTTGGTAATTTCATAATTAATGTAATGTTTCTAATTTAACTTCCACATACCAAGCCTCGTCTTGCCCACCTAAAGCTAGGTTTGTTAGACTATCTTGCAACATGAATGCTGTTTTTAAACTTCCTACTGTTATTGTTTGTTTCTTGTTTGTTGATTTAGCTTTTGCTAATGCTTCAGTAACTAACCCTGACCAAAATAAAGCGTCTCTTTTTTTCTTTGCAGATACTTTTTTAATAGTCATCTAAAACCTCTGATGTAGTTTCAGAAAGACAACCTGTTTCTAAATTATATAATAGAGAACATGCTTTGCCTGTCTCACCAGAATATCTATTTTTAAGAATTGCTAGATTAGCTATTTTTTTATCTGACTTAATGTCTCTTGATATGGAAATAATTAAATCTGATAATTGACCTATTGAAGCTGAGCCTCTAAGAGCATTCATGGTAACTTCTTTACCGTCTTCATAGCCCTTATCACCTTCTGACCTTCTTAGATGGCTAATAAGTATGACACCTATGCCTGTTTCTTCTACAAGTGTTCTTAATGTGCTTACAAAATAATCAATTAACTTTCTTTCATCATTAGTATGTTCATCACCCAATGCAGATAAAGCCATGTGTAAATGGTCTAATACTACAAAGTCTACTTCACATGATTTTGCTAAATATCTTATTTTAGTAAGTAAGTTATCTGCGGCTGTACAGCCAAAGTGATTAAATAAATAAAAATTCCCATTACCAACAGTTGATTTAAAAGTTTCTTCAAGTTGTGTTTCATTTATACCTTCTCTTGTTAAATGCAGAGGTTTTTGAAGGGCAACACCCATGATACCTAATGCACTACGTTTAATACTTTCTTCTAAAGCTATGTAACCAACTTTGAAGTCTTGTTTTAATAAATCTAATGCTACATGACGACAGAAAGAACTTTTACCTACTCCACTACCTGCTGTAATAGTTGTAAGCTCTCCCTTTCTTAAACCATGTGTCTTATCGTTAAGGCTTTTAAAAGGGTACTGTGCTGTAACGTGTTTATCTTCTTTTAATATTTCTTCAAAAATTTCAGAACCTAATACAATACCATCTGGTCTATATGGTTTTGCATTCCACATAGCTGATTTAAGTTCTTCTGTTCTACCTGCTAACAACATTTCGTTAGCGTCTTTAAGTGGTAGAGAAGCAATCTTGGCTTTGTTAGGCGTAAAAAGTTTTGCAACTTCGTTTGCCGCTTTCTGCCCTGCTTCGTCTTGGTCGAAGCATAAGATTACATTCTCGTAACCCTCCAAGAATTCTAGAGAATTTTGAATATCTTTTTTTGCACCTGCCGCACCAGTTTTAATGGAGACAAAATCAAATTTGTTATCGTTGACCTGACTAAATGAAAGACAATCAAGTTCTCCTTCACAGACAGTAATATATTTTCCTTTTCCTCTACAAGTTTCTTGTCCAAACAAACCTGCTTCTTTTGGATTACCTACCCATTGAAAATCTTTATTAGGGTATCTAAATTTTTGTGCTACGATTTCTTTGCTATCATTATAATAATTAGCAATATGACATGGACGTGCAAACCATGAACCTACTTGGTAGTTATATTTTTTTACTGTATCTAAATTAATTCCTCTTTTATTAAGAGGTAAGTGTTCACCTTTAACAAAGTTAGTAACCTCTTCTCTTTTGATTGGTTGTAATTCGGCATTCATAATTGTTGATTTTCCTTTTGTGGTGTGTTGACATGAGAAACAATGTGTATGTCCGTCTGAATAGACGGCGTTAGCGTCAGACGAAGAACAGTTGTCACAAGGCTCGTGATATAAAAATTCGCTTTCAGTTTCGTTCATAATGTAATAATTTGTGTGAGTTTAAATAAGTGAGGGCTTCGTGGCGGAATGGTTACGCAGAAGATTGCAAATCTTTGTATCCCAGTTCGATTCTGGGCGAAGCCTCCAAAGAGTTGAGGTAACTTCAGTCTCCCTCCATTACCCCATAAATACGAAACGCCTCTAGCTATTTCTAACTAGAAGCGTCTCAATCAACAATCGCCTGTACATCAAAAGACATACACGATTTTTTGGAGTTAATTGCATTTCTGCAACCCACTACCTCAACGCTATACTTCTTTTTGAGCCTTTTTACAAGTTCACGTAAAGATATGTATTGCTCTATTGTGAAGTTAACGTCAAGACCTGTACCATCTTCCAATAAACCTCCTACGAGACCTATTGCGATAGAATTTTTGTTAGTAATTAAAGGTTGGTTGATAGGTAGTATTGCACCAGACATTTCTTCTTTACGTCCAGTTTCTACAGTCCCATCTCTTTTAATTATAAAGTGAAACGCATTATAGAAATAACCTTCTTTCGCATGTTTTAAAGTTATATCCTTTGCGTTTAAATCTTCACTTGGTTTTGTTTTAGTTGAGTGAACAACTATAAAATCTGTTCTTTCTCTATTATTATTCATTTAACCACTCCAACGGTATGTGTTTATCTGCAAACTTAAATCCGTATTTTTCAGACCACATTGCATAAGTTGTTTCTGATTTTTTTGAGATACGACTTCTTGAATTACTGAAAACAAACCTGATGTCTAATTCAGGGTGTTGCTCTTTTACTAATCGCATTTTCTGTCTATCAGCAGACGTAAACAAACCTTTAGTTTCGATATAAATGTTTTGTTCTTGTAGGTAAAAGTCTGGCGTATACGTATGAGCTTTCGTAGGTTTGACATAAGTCAATTTAACCTTCTCATAGGTATACGTTACCTTATTAGCGTCTAACTCTTGTGAGATAGCTATTTCTAAACCAGACCTGAAACCATGTTTCAAACCAATTTGATTAGAAGTCTGTCGAGGACGGTGATACTTCATTTTCAAATGCGTTTTCTGCTTGTGGTGCAACATAGCCATCTTTGATTTCTTCAAAGCCATGAGTTTGTGAACCTGCACCTTTGCCACCTTCGACTAGCTTGGCTACTTGCACAGCTTTTAATCTCAAGCTGACACCTGCACCTGCCATAGCGGTGTAATAAGGTATCATATCAGCAGAAACTTTCATTTCACTGCCAGACCAAATCTGGTCTTTCATAGGTGTACCTTTGCTATCGAAGACTGGAATTTTAATATCTATAGTCTCACCACTTTTCATATTAATTTTAGCTTTCGCTTTAAATTTAAAAATGATGTTTCCAGTTGGCTTACCTTCTAAATATTCTTCTTCGAAGGGTAAGTTAGCTGTTTTAGGTTCTTTACCTTTAGATTGCTGTTTAGCCATTTCTAAAGATACTTTCATTTCGTCTTTAATAGACTTAATGATTGACTGTGCCTCAGACCCTTTGACAATTAGGTTAGTCTTAAAGTGACCACCATTCTCTTTATCAAATTTAGTATCTGGGGTATTGAGCCAACAATATTGACTAACGCCTACTGGTGTTACCAATTTGTTATATACTTTTTTGTTCATATTATCCTTGTTTGTTGTTGTTTCTTTGATTTACTCCAAAGAGACTGTTGATTGTCTAATAGGGCAGGTTTACTATTCCTACCCTGCTTAGTTTCCGATAGTGCATATGTTTAGGCAAAGAAATACTTACATTTGTGTAGTAAATCTAAATCTAGCTCACCATCTTTAGGTCTGTCAGGTAGTTCAGCTATAGCCTCGTCTGATAGTGTCTCAGATACTTTTGCCTTAAAATCAGAAAGTAAATCTTTAGAGAAAATACTTACAAAGGCTTCTCTAATACTTTCATTAAGTTTATCTATATCACAGGCATGGGTTGCAAAACTATCATGCACATTACAAAAGTTTTCTATTCCTTTTTCTCTTGCAATGTTAACCGTCCTAATCATACAGGCACTATCTAACGAGTGAACGTAGTTAGCAGGACAACTATTACGTTGTTTCATTTTGTCGGTCTCTGGTTTAGCTTCTCTTATTGTGGATTGGATTACCTGTCCCATCAAATGTGTCTCTACCCTTCTACTTTTCATTTCTGGATAATATTGATAAACAGGAAAACCTACTGGAGTTACCCAGTGTATAGGCACACCTTCCTTTGCGACAACTTTTGCTATGTCCTGCAAATATCTCATTCCTTCTTTTGCAGATTTTAAGTTCTCACCTATTGATTGCCAAATTAATTTTGACAAATATGTTGATGGTTTAAACAAATCATCAAATGGGTGCATTTCTCCTTTGTCTTTTCTTTTAGTTAAGTCTTCAACTACAAAGTCAGTACATGCGTATCTTGTACTTCCATAAGTAAGTGTCATAACAGGTCTTTTACAAGTAGACCTTTTAACACCGTAGTCTAACCACTTAGTAGCTAACTCTTCTCCTTCAGCAGATTTTTGTTCTGCATTTTTAACTACTTCATTTTTCACAAGTCCATAGATGTCTTGTGGCACATCATTAGGTACACAGTTTACTAATGACCCTGCAACTTTATCTTTTAATAACAAACTGTAAATTTGCAAACCATTGCAAGAACCATCTACGTTAACTGGGATATGAGAAATAAATCCATCACCTTCTTTTGTGTATCTATTCCATTCATCACAAAATGCTAAAAACTGAAAAGCATTGTCTGCGTCTTCCCACTGCCTATTACCAATAGGGTCTTCAGCACATGCCTTAATCCAATCTGCATTGTCATAAGTCCATTTTTCTCTATCTTCAAATGATACTTTGTCGTTACCCCACATGTTTGCTCCATGCACAGATAGCCAAAATACACCTCTGTTCTCTTTTGTGATTGCTTTACCTTGACTAAAATTTAACAGAGCTTTCGCACCGTTAATAGATTGATAGTTAAGAAAAGCAGGAACACAATATGCACGTCCTCTAAAGTCTAACTGTATTGGAAAATACATAGTTACATATTCTTTAAACTGCTCTGCCAAATTTATAATTTTAGCATAAAGCATTCTTTTAGATGACATACGGTTATTCTCTGTGTGTACAATTACACAGGCTTTTTTATACTCAAATAGAGCTTCTTTGTTGGTATCTATATCGTGAGGTTTTTGAGGTATGTCTAGGTTTTCAATGGGTGGCATTCCTCCTATTGAAAGAGACTTATCCCAAGCATTCTGCATAACTCCAAGTATAAAGGTATTAATCCTATAAGCCGTACTTTGCATTAGATTAACTGCACTTGTAACTTCAGGCATGTCATGGTTTTCTAGCTCATTGGTAAATTTCTTACCACGTTGCTTAACAAGGTCTAATTCTGGCATTTCTGATGTCCAGTACCCATGACCTTGTACTTGTCCGTCTACGACTGATTTTGGAGCAAGAACCATAGGTAAATACTCTGGGTTTAATAACTCATTAAAGCTATTTCTGTCTTGTATCCATTTTTTAGTAAAAGCAGTTTGCCTTATAACTTTAAAGGTTTTGTGCTTATGTTGGTCAGTACCAATTTCTATAAGTCCTACACTTTCTACCATTAAAGTAATTAATTGCATTCCTGTGTGTAGTCTTTCGGTAGTTGACCATTCTTCCCAACTCACAACTTCATCTTTCTTGGCAACTTCTCTGTATTTTCTTCTTTTGTAGGCATAGTTAAAAGACCTTTTGTCTAAATCTTTTTTAACTACTGCATATAACTCTGGGTTTAAGTTCTTAAAATTTTTAAGACTAATCTCAGTTTCAATTCTACCACCTAACTTAATTGCAGTTGCAGTTAAATTTTTAGTAGTCGTTATAGTATTCATAATATGCTTCAAGGCTATCAAAGCAGTTACTTTTGGGTCTTCTATTTGGGAGATTTTTTGGAGGGCTATGGGTGTTTTAGAATGAACATTAGATGACGCTTGTGCTACCCATTCATTTATTGCTTCTGCGTATGGTCTGATAAGATTTGCTACTAAGACTTTTCCGTAGGACGTAACACTTTCGTCTTCTCTTTCTATGTGAGATAAACGTCTTTTATTAGTCCTATGTTTTCCTCTTTCATTACCTATTTTTTCTAATTCTTTTTGATTTAGAAAGTCTGGCATTATTTCAAGTATTCTCATGTATTCTCCTGTTGATTGATTATGCAACTGCGGAATGACCTACAATTTAGGTTCTATCCTTTGCTATTTATTATTCGAAGTGATAGAGAATAGTTGTTTGTTTACTTAACTAATTAAAGATTTACATATCCACCGAGTGCAAAGACACGAGGATTGCAAATCCTATTGTATCTATGCACACATAATTAGTATGCTTTTATTAGTTAAATCTATACTCATTAATCAACTATCCTCTAATCACCATCATTCCTTAACTAGCTTTGTTAAAAGTGTTAAGAACATTTACTGCGTCTCGTAGATTATTAGGTATTAAATGTGAATACCTACTAATCATTTTCCACGACTTATGACCTAACATTTGACCAATAAAGTGAAGTTCTACTTTACCTGATTGAGCCATACGTGTTGCACAAGTGTGTCTTAAACAATGAATGACAAACTCTTTGTCGTCTTGAAGGTTCATTGCTTTTCTTAGTCTTCTCCAAGTATTCTCACACGTCCAATATCTTAAATGTGAAAACACTAGGTCGTTTCTACCTACCGCTTTTTTAAGTAACTTCTCAACGATTAGTTTGGCACGTTCTGTTAAAGGTACACCTCTGGGCATATTGTTTTTAGTTACCTCTTTAGGTAAATTAACAACATAATGACCATCTACATTGTGTATCATTAGCTTCTTAATAGATAACGCTTCGCCTAACCTCATGCCAGTGTCCATAAGAAAAAGATAGAACTCTAAATAATCAACCATATTCCACTCGGTCAATAATTTAATCATTTCTTTTTCTTCTATTGGCTCAAGGTATCTTTCTCGTCCATTGTTACTTTCGTCCTGCCATTGTATGTGAGGCATTCTATCTAAATGATAAATAGATTGTCTCTGATTGGCATAACGTAACATCTTAGAGATTGAGGACATATAACGATTAATAGTTGCAGGAGCAAAACCTCTGTCCTCCAACGTGTCCACAAGATTTTCTATGTGGCTATCGTTAATTTCAGTTACAAGCATTCCCTTACCAAGCATATCAATTATTTTCTCGGCTCGTTTAGATTGCAACTTTTCCCAACCTTTAAGTGTTAATTTGCGGTGTATCTCCGTTAACAACTTGACATTTTTTGTCTGTTGCATTTATACCTCCGCTTTTCATTGTTATTTGACCCATTCAAGAAGAGTATTGTGTACCCTTCTTCCCTTTGCTGTAAGACGCACAAGTTTTCTACGTCTTTCCATTGGGTCTTCAAAGTTCTCTAATAGACCTATCCCAACTTTTCGGTGTCTGTTGATAGTTGCTAACTTATAGCAATTTCTTGAAACACTTGATTGAGCTATGTCTAAAGCCTCTGATATGGCTTGTTGAGCCACACCGTCCTTACCGCCTTTATCGGCTACATAGAAAAAAACAGATATAGCTTGAGCCTCTAATTGAGGGTCAAACTTTCTCATTTCTTCTATAATTTTTAAAAGGTTATTACTCATTGTTCTTTCTTCTTTCATGTCTGTTGTCTCTTGTTTTTACAAAGTGAAGTCAACCACACTTTGTTAAAGTTATGACAAATACAATCTATATTTTCCAAAATCAATTATAGTTTCGTATCCATCTTTACTCACTTTTAGATTACTCCAAATACTATATTTTTCAATATAGACTTTAAAAAGAATAAAATTGATATTCATATTTATCCTTTTGTTAGATGTTATTAGGTGCATTTTGTTTATTATGAATGTAACAACCGTCACCATTCAAAACACTTTTATGTATTAATCGCAGTTTTCTACTGGCGAATTGAGTACAATGTATTGTCATAGTTCTCCTTTCTTTTTGCTTATGCTATCCTTTGGCACATAGTATGTGCAAGAGGAAAATATCCGTTATTAACATGCAAAATACACCGTCTAGTCCTTAGACGGCATTTCGGCTATTAAAGCCTCGTCAGTTTTGCTTTTTTAAAGTTCCATCAAACCTCCATTGTTGATTTTTGGATTTCATTTGTAAGTGCAATAATAGGAGGTGTCTCTGCGTTGAGTATATTGTCTATCAACTGTACCGCCTTATATGCCACTTGATGTGATGTTAGTTCGTCATACTGTTTTAGAGTTCTTGTTTTTAGCAGGAACGCTATTATCTTGTATTTTAGTTTCCAGTTCACCGTCTAGTCCTTTGGTTGGTTTCTTTTTCTTGCCAAAGATGGCGTTCCAATTCTCTTTGTATTTCTCTGAGGGTATGTGAACGCCGTCTCGTATTTTGTAAGATTTAAAGCCTGACATTAAAACTCTGCGTTAATTTCAAAACTAACAACAATTTTATTTTGTGGGCTTCTCTCCGCCGCATGTCGTGCTTCAGTGGCTACGTCCATTAAATTAGTGTAGCTGTCTTGAAAGACAATTTTAGGTTTTTCAATGGGTGTTTTATGGTCAACAAATTTACCTTTTTTCCATTTGCCATTTTCAACCGCTATTTCAGTTATTTTTAGATTTTCCATACTCATATACATAATTTAACTCCGTTTTAGATTGTTGATTGTTGATTAAATAAAAACGCCGTCTAGTCCTTAGCAAAGAATTAAACGGCGTAATTGTATTATTTATTAACTAACTTTTTTAATAGGAAAGTTAATTATATTAGATGTCGGACGTAGTGAGGCTCGGACTTTTTGCACTGTCCTTGTCGCCATGTAACACTTTGCCAACTCTTCGAGGCTAAAAAGTGAAAGTTGTTTCACTAATTAATCCAACCTTCAGCAATAGCATTATGAAACATTTTAAGTTTCTGCTCTTGTGGTGCGTTTTGGTAGTCCTCAAAGTGTTTCTTTTTTTCTTGCTCGTCTCGATACTTGGAGGCATTATCTGCCCTTTGTATCTTTTGAACACATCTTGCAATTTGCATGTGTGGTACTCCTATCGTTGATTGATTGTTGATTTGTTGAACTTGTCATTTATGATAGCCAATTAAGGTTGCTCATAAAGAGAGTGCAACAGACAGGCAGAAAGTTCCGCCTGTTTCGACTTTTAAAGTCTCATCAGTGTTGCTTATTGTCCAAAGTTTTTAACGTCTCTTTGTTTGCAATTTGGAATAGTAATAAATTTAATAGGTAAATCAGAATTGAAACCTTTTAAACCTATAGCCTCCTTGCAGACGTGTTCAGCGTGTCCTCCATAACCATATTGAAATTCAATCTTATGTATTTTTTGCTTTTCAATGTCGTCTATGTTGGCAGAAAAATAAGTATTTCCGTATGTCGTATCACGCCATTCTTTAATGGTAGCTATGTATTTAATTTTCATTAAGACCTCCAAGTGTTTGGATTTTCATTTGTAGGCTCATAAGAAACGCCTGTGTTTAAATCTACAAGTTTGTATTTTCCGCACTTGATTTTGGCTCTTGTATCTTCAACGCCTTCATTCAAAAACTCACGTCTATATTTTGCAGTTGTTGCTGAATAATCCCAATAGGTTTTATCCAAAAAAACACCATCAAAATTAACTTTACAAATTATTGAATTATAACTTTGAAAAAACGTGTTTCCATTGTCGTCATCAATAACAAATTGATTTGCTATCTTATTGCCTTTTCTGCTTGTCATGTTTTTTACTTTCATAGTGTACTCCATGTTGATTGTTGATTGTTTCGGACTGGTGCTTCTGTGTCCTCGTCAGTGCCATATAAAATGACAGACAATCACTAAAAGCCAATTCGTAACATGTCATAAAAGACACCGCTAAAAAGCCTATCGTGGTTCATTCAAGGGATTTGCACCCCCTCACATGACAACATCTAAATGATGATGAAGCGACAACTAGCCAAGACTAAAAATAATCCTGTGAGGCACGAATATTTTGAATGCCAATCTGGGGCTGAACTTACGATTTCAAAATATGTAAAAAAAATCGATTAATCATTCTTTAAACTATGCATTTATGGATTGCAACCCCTAAAATGAAAAAAAGTTAAAATAATTCAAAATACTTTAAAAGCCTTATTTAGCGTGGTTTCTGGGACTTTATAGGATTATAAGTAATTTAATAGGATTTTATGGGAGGAATTAACTCTATGAGTGCATAAGTTAATATTTATTATTTAAAATGAAAATTAAAACTTTTGCTACTCTTCACCTTCTTTGTCTTTGCTTTGCTCTTTCTCTTTGTCTCTTTGCCTTTGAGTGTCTTTTGGTATCTTCTCTGGGCTTCTCTTTGTGCTTCTGTTTTCATTGTCATCTTCTGGTTGTTTGTATTTGCTTGGGTGTTTAAATGTAAATGTCATTAGTACCTTTATTAAGTTAGTGTCTAATAGAGAGGGTTTACTCTCTGAGTGTACTCTTTATTGATTATTACTATTAAGGATATGTATACAGAGGAGATACCTTTAGTAGTCTTTAGGTTAACCTAAAGAGATACTTTAGGTAGATACTTAGGGTATGTCTTTTTTCTCATACCTATCTAATAGAGCAGGTTTACTCTTCATTAACCTTGTGACCTCTGCCCTGCGTTACCTTCTTAATGCCTCTGTGCGTGGCTCTGTGTGGCTCTGTGGGTGTGTTCCTGCGGTGCATTAAATGAGATTGAGGATTGCAGGGCGTGAGCCTGTGC